TTAAGTTAAGAAAAGACACTGTATTAACATCTTTTGATTTTAATGCAATTACGGAAACTTCATCAGATGCAGAATGTATTTCCGCATTAAAAAAGTACCCATCATTAATAAAACATTTTGAAGTTTATCCTGAGAACTATTTAGAATTAGTTGAAGGAAAAAAAGCAACCGTTAAAAATAAAAAATAATGGCAAAGGTAAAATCCACAGCGCAAAAGGTCACGCAAAGGATAACTACCATTGACCAAGTAGGCTTTTACGTCAACAAATATGATTTTGACAATAAATATCCTCAGCGAGTTATTGACATTTCGAACGATTCAGGAACGGCTCAAGCTTGTCTGGAGTTAAAGAGAAAATTTGTTTTCGGTGGTGGTTTGAAAAACTTAGATTTTTATAAGTCAAAAGTAAATCCAACAACAACGGCTGACAAATTTCTTCGCAACTTAATTGACAATTTCACAAAGTTTGGAGGGTGTGCGATTCACTTCAATTACAATATGGTTGGGCAAAAAACAACCGTTACGTCTATTCCTTTTGAGTATTGTCGATTAGTTCCAACAGGTCATAAAGAAGAGGGTAAAATTGCTATTTATGACGATTGGGGACATAATAAACGATTGAAATTTTCCCCGTCGGACGTTACTTATATTAATTCTTACAATCCTAAAAGTGCCGTTCAAGAAATGGAAGCGGTAGAAGTTGAGAACTATAAAGGCCAGGTTTATTTCTGGACTCCGAAAGGCGCTACCTATCCATTAAGTCCATTCGATGCGGTTTTAGAGGATATGTTAACAGAAGCTCAGTTAAAGAAATTCAAACATTCTACAAGCGCAAACAACTTCTTAGCAAGTCATTTACTTATCACTGGTAAAAGTGAATCAGACGAGGAAGCAGATTTATTTGATGAGAATTTAAGACAGTTTCAAGGTGGCGAAGGTTCAGGTACTATTATGGTTATTGAACGTGAAAGCGAGGGGGAAACAATCGAGTTGAAAAAGATTGAAATTCAAGATTATGACGGCTTGTACTCATTTACGGAAGATAGTTCAGTTCTTTCAATTATACGAAGATTTTTAATTCCACCCGTTTTACTTCTTAGAGTTGCTGGATCGTTGGGAACGTCTAAAGAGATTTCAGACGCCTACGATTATTACAACGTGATAACGTCAGACGACCGATTATTAATGGAGGAACTTTTAACGGAAATATTTACAGATTTCGCTCACTTAGTTAACACTGATTTAGACTTTTCAATATTGCCTTTAAAGTATTCAAAAGCAATTTCAGCTGAATATCTTAGTTATTATACCAAAAATGAAATAAGAGTTGCAAATGGTGATGAGGAACTAACGGATGTTAAAGCAGATAGTACTTTATTAGCCGTTACATTAGGAGTAGGGGGTACGCAAGCGTTAACGTCTATATTAGCAGACACTATATTAACAGTTGAACAAAAGAAAGGTACGTTAATGGTTCTTTTTGGTTTAAATGAAACGCAAACTAATCAAATGTTAGGGCTATGATAACGACAAAATTAATTACACTCGCAGATATTTCAGCGGTAAAAAGTATTTCGCTAAATACAAACGAAGTTAAACAGATTAATCCTCATATTCTGGAGGCGCAAAACTTCGATTTAAGGGATTTAATCGGTGACGAGTTCTACTTGGATTTAATCGCAAACATTGGGGACTACACGTTATTATTCAACGGTGGAACGTACACTCACAACGGAAAAGGCTACTACTTAGATGGAATTAAACAGTACTTAGTTTATTGTACGTATGCACGTTATACGGCTAATAGTGGAATAATTGCAACACCTACTGGAATGGTAGCGAAAACCTCACAATATAGCGACCAAGTAAGCGAAAAAACAATAGCTAGAATAGTCGAACAAGCTCGTTCGGGTGCTTCGTTTTGTGAAAATTCAATAAGATTGTTCTTAGATAGGAATAGGGCAACTTATCCGTTTTGGTCAAATTGTGAAATTATTAATAAAAAAACTAAAATTCGTCAAATATGAATAGCGAAAATATTATACTAAGGGAAACAGACAATCTCCCTTTAGTCAACAAAAACGATTTATTGGAAAATGCAGATTTTGACAACAATTTTATAAATATCTACAATGATTTCGTTAGCCTACAAGCAACTGATTTCGTAGATGCTTACAATCCTTCAACCAACTATCAAATAGGTTTGTACGTAGTTTATGATAGTAAATTATGGGAGTCAGTTGATTCTTCATTTACGGGTGTTACACCTGGGACAAATACAGATTATTGGATTGACGTTTTTCCAACTATTTTAGCACACGTTAAGAACGCTGATTTAAAATTAGCAGAAGGCACAATAAACGAAGTAACGGCAAGCGAAATAAGAGCGTTTATAGACGCTGGATTAACTTCAACAACTAATTTGTCTATTACTACTCATACGCCTGACAGTTTACAGCTAAACAGTTCAACGGGAACAGATGTGACTTTATTTGTAGCGACTGTTCTATTAGCTGGTTTACTTTCTGCGAGTGATAAAATCAAACTTAACTCGCAAAGCGGAACAAATACAGGTGACCAAACGTTATTGTCATTAGGAGCAGAAGCGAGCGTAAATAAAGCAACTGATTTCACAACTATTAATGACACTTTATTTCCAACAGTTCAAGCGGTCGAAACTCAAATAACTGCTTTAGTTCCGCCTTTAGTTACGGCGGTTTTAGGCGGTGGCTTAGTTGATACAACAACAGCGCAAACTATTTCAGGGGTTAAAACATTTTCTGTTTCTCCGATTATTTCGAGCGAAACGGCTTCTACAATTGCACACTTTGATGCTTCAAAAAATGTCAAAAGTTTGCCTTTAACTACTTATCCATCATTAGCGGAATTAGCACACCTAAAAGGCGCAACGGGTAAATTAGCCCCATTAAATGCACGAGTTCAATCAATTGTAAGTGCTTCGACAGTAACAGCTACAAGTGAACAAGATTTGATTGAAGTTACAGCCTTAGCGGTTGGAATGGAGTTAAGTAATCCGACGGGAGTTTTTACAAACGGTCAATTATTAGAATATAAAATAAAGGACGATGCCACACCACGCACCTTAACATTAGGCTCAAACGTTCGTAATTTCACAACATTTGGATTAATCACAACAGCGAGTAAATGGACACGGTTAATTGTCGAGTACAACGGTACAGATACGAAGTGGGACATAATAGGATTTAACACTCAACCGTGATGAGGGGGATATTGAGAATGATACCAGCTAGTTATGGAGTAGCTTACCTACCATTAACACAATTAAGGGCAGATAACGTAGATAATAACGCTTTTGATTTATTAGGCTTTAACGCTTTTGAACAAGCATTAATTGATGCTGGCATAACGTCCGATATGTATGTTGTGTACCCATTTAGAGGGGGAGACTCTACAAAGAACTCGTTTAATTTTATGGCTCACGGAGCTAATCAATTAACGTATTTTGGTGGCTTAACGCATTCAAACAATGGCATGTTAGGGAATGGAACAAGTGGCTATGCGAACACTGGTTGGAACCCTTTTGTTTCAGGTATTCAATCTAACATAGGAATGACCTATTGCAGTCGAACGAATAGGACTAAGGACTATGGCGGTTTAGGAGTTTATTCGCAAGTTGGGATTATTCCAAACTTTATGATTTTTCCTAGAGATACTTCTAATACAGTTTATTTAAGAATTAACAACAACGCCTTTGTAAGCGCTTTATATTCAGGTGTAACAGATTCGTCAGGGGTATGGACGGCTGAAAGGATAGATGGCGTAAATCAAACGCTTTATCGAAACGGAGCCTCTTTAGGAAATGTCGCAAGTGCAAGCGCCGTTTTACCCAATTTTAATTTTTTTATTATGGCAACAAGCAATGGTAACGCGGGGGAATATTACAACAACGAAGAATATTCTTTCGTAGCGATTCACAAGGGGTTAGGCGCAACTAAAGTAGCTTTATTTCATACGGCAATACAGAACTTACAAACTTATTTAGGGAGATGATAGCAATAATAACACAAGAGCAACGAGACTCTTTAGTAGGAATTGAGTTTCTACCACAAACATTTTTCAATTTAAATATTAAAGATGTTAACGACAACTATTTTATTGATGAAGTTGAAATTAATCAATGCGATGTTCAATGGCTCAAAGATTTGCCGTTGACAGAATATGAACCAAAAATACAAGTTAATCCCTTCGGAAAATGAAAATTTACAAAAAAGGTAATTATATTCTAATCGTTGACGGTTTAGACAAGCAGATTGAAGATTTTGCTTCAAATGTTATGATTACTAAAAACTTAGTAACAGACACGACTTACAATATTTCGGGAAAGACATTTAACACTATTCGAGACATTGCATTAGCGAGTATTTTAAAAGAAGATGGAAGTCCATACGCAACTGCATTAGAATGGGAAACCTTTTATCTTGAGGGTACGGGTTTTAAT